GTTGTCAAGATATTTTTTTACTCTTCCCAGCGGCCGCCGTATTTGCCCTGCACTGCACGTTGCTTTCCGGCTGCGCCAAATGTGTGTCCCTCGCCGGAGCCCATTTGTCCCGACACGGACTTAACAACAGCGTCTTCAAGTTCTTGCGCGTCGTTCATTGCCTCTTGGCCGTAACGACCTCGGGCTGCAGCGTCGGCTTCGGTGCACGTGCCACCTCCCCCTTCTGCGTCTCCACAGTTGGCCAAGAAAAAGCGTCCAATATTATCATTGAGGTCAGCCAGTTTATTAAACATGGTTATAAGCTCCTCGTTCATATTGGCCGCGGCCTCTTCAAAAAACTTAACGACTTCAGCATCCGTAATTTTGATGCTTCCTATTCCTTCTGTGCCGCCGACCCCGAGCTCCTTATAATGAGTGGGAGCAATGTGAAACTGGGTACCCCCCTTCTCGTCACTACTCTTTCCTCTGGACTTCCGAGCGCCGGGCGCAGCTTGTCCCGGCCAGTCGAACCCTTCGGGGGGGGTGATGCCCATGACGGCCCTGAAAAAGACCGACGGTGGATGCCCCGCTTCCTTAAGACTCGTGGCCAAGTTTGACCATGCGGCAAGCTCGTCTTTACCACCCCACAACTTTTTGGTATCGGTGGTTTCGGTGCCGGGCATAGCTTCATAGCCTTTTTGCATGGTGGTCCCCCCCTTGCCGCCGGCTTTGCGCTCAGCTATGTCTGCAAGATAGACAGCGCTAGGATCAAACAGGCCCTCCAGCGCCGGAGTCCCATCACGCAAACGCAGGTTTACCTCCTGTGCCCCCTCGGGATTAATATAATATTGTTTATCTTCCTTATTGAGGAAGGCAATATTCACCCATGCTGCCCCCACTTTTCCAGTGCGCTCGCCGGTCTTCTTGGAAACACCATGGGTAGCATGCTTGATCTGGTACCGAGCACTGGTGCCCCCCACCAACTTCAGCCACGCTTCCCCTAAATCTCGCGATGCCTTGAAACTCTTCTCTTTGGCTATGATGGTTTCTCCGTAAGCAACGTTTCCAATCCACTCAAAAAAGCTATCGGCCGTGATATTAAATTCATAAAAAGTAACACCAGATATCTGTTTCTTGACGCTGCTCTGATCCTTCACCACAATAATGTAGCGCATCTCCTTGCCATCCTTTTCGGCGAAATGTTTCACCAAATCTGAAAAGGACCCCTTTACATAGCCTGCTTTATTAAGAATCTTGAGACTGATGGGCATGTCTTTATTCCCCATCGCGTAGATGCGAATGTCTGCAATGTCTCCTTTACTGGTGGGAACCTGGATGGACTTGCCTCCGAACAGAGCAGCCAAAAAGGGTTCCCAGAGAAACCCTGCAACGGATGCATTAAACTCTTTAAGCATGTATACGAATTGATTTAAAAACATGAGATACGACAGCATTGTGGGAATGTTTGCGTTCTTAAGGTTCTCCTGTGGGTTAGCAAAGAACTCTGTAAGTGCACTTAGCTTGCGCGAAACGGCGCTAGCATCAGCCCCCCCTTCGGCAATCCCAATGTTCTGCATCCAAATCTCAAACTGGCGCCTGTCTTCACTGTCGGGCTTCTGCCCCACACTGATCTCAGTAGCCATTAAATTGGGCAAGCGTATGACGCGCTCTCGAACCCGTGCGCCTTTGTCCTCAGTCAGAGGGGGCGCCGTTAAGAACCGCAGCACCTCGTTAACGAGTACTTCGTTCTCGGCCTGCTTGTAGTAAGTTTCTATGAGGGAATCAAGATTCATCGGGCGAAACACTCCAGACAGGAACAGGCAAGTCTTCCGAAAGTTGGTACCCAGCCGCCTTAAGTTCCTCAACTGCTTGATCTAATTGGTGCGCACGATGGGGGCGCTTGAACCAGTGATTGCCCTCTGAATCTACAACCGCCAACACATTGTTATTAATATTCCAAGTTCTTAAAGGGACATCGGGACCCAACTCTGGTACCGAACCACCTACATCAGCTAAGCGTTCGTGGTCTATTCGGCTTAGACCCAGCGAGCTAAGCCATCCACCTTCGTGGTCTGGCATCGCTTCATTAACAAACCGTTTCCAGCCTTCCATTATTGTTTTCATAACAACACTCCGTAATACTAATTAGATGATTTCATCAACAAGGCCCATTTCTAATGCCTCTTCTGCAGAAAAATATTCATCAGTGTTCTTGGAAAAGATATTATAGATCTCTCCCACCGACAACTTAGAGTTCTGTGCAAGGAGTTCGATCATCATTTCTTCTACTTTCTCCACCTCCTTGTAAACTGTCTTTAGGGTGGGAACGGGACCTTGCTCCGCGGCAGAGCAGTGGTGAATCATGAGGCGCGTGTTCTGAGATACGAATCGCTTGCCCGGTGTGCCAGCTGCTAGCAGTACGACGGCAGCTGAGGCTACTTTTCCAAAACCATAGGTACGAATGTCACGATTCTTTTTAACGATCCTCATCAGGTCATACACAGCAAACATTTCCGCAACTGCGCCCCCATTAGAAGAGATAAAAAATTCCAAATCATCCACCCCATCGAAGTCGGACTCATCCACATTAAGAATTCGGTTCTGGTTGGCTGCTATTAAGCCAGCAGAAAGCTCCTGCAAAGACTCCTCATTGACGTCTCCACACAGCCCCAGAAGCGCCGGTGACTCTTCGCTCTCATCGCGCACCACCCCACCTTCGGGGGGAGCCTCTACTTGCTTCTCCGGCGCTTCCTCTTCGCTTTTAAGTTTCATCTCGACTCCTTCTTTCTTGAGCTAAAAATTTCATCGCTCCCTTCCAATCGTCGAAAGGCATCATAGCTTGGAAGGGGGGAGGAGCTTTGTTCACTATGGTTAGTATAGCTGAGTTCTTCCAGTTTGTCAAGGTGTGCTCCCACACTTCTTCGAACTCACGAATTTGTTTGTCTGTGAAGTCAGCCTCATGCATAGCTTTAACCTTGAGGGTATTAAGGAACTCTACATTCTCGACAATGCTTAAGCACATAAACAAAAGATGCGCGATCACACGCCGCAGCATGCGCCACATGTGAATAAGCTCCAGCATGCGCGCCAAATAATAGGTAGCAAAAACGCCACAACAAAAACCCAAGACTACAAATATTATTAAGTCGTGGGTGCTCACCTCATACATGTTGACTCCAAATAGAAAAGGCCGTGATCTCTCACAGCCTTATTCTATCAGAATATATCCTAATGATCAAGTATTATTTTCTAAGAGCACTCTTAAGGATACGCGCTGCAACACGCTTGGTAATCTCTTCGACCAGATCGTTGGTGGATTCGCTGACATCATCTTTATCCTTGTCGTCGTCGTCGTCCTCTTCCTTCACGAGGCCGGGGCCCTGCGAGGCAAGACCGCCCTTGGAGTTCTTCTTATTACGGTGATCGGGGTGCTGCTTGGAGCCTTTGTGGGTGTTCGGAGAACCAGTAGCAGACTTGGGATGCTCCCAGCCTTCCTGGAACATCTCTTCCTCGTCGGCGTCTAACTCTTCTTCCTCACCTCCCATCTCTTCTTCGCCGCCCATCTCTTCCTCTTCGCCGCCCATCTCTTCCTCTTCGGCGCCGGCTTCCATCTCATCAGAATCAATCTCAACTTCGTCGCCGATCGCATCTTCGAGAGCAGTCTCTAAGGCAGACAGGAAATCATCAACAGAAACCATGCGACCTTCGTCGCCTCCGCCGGGAGCTAACTCAACGTCAGCTTCCATCTCTTCCTCACCGCCAAGCTCTTCCTCTTCAGCGCCAAGCTCTTCCTCTTCGCCACCAAGCTCTTCTCCTTCGCCAGGAAGCGGCTCCTCATCGGGAAGGGGAGGCTCCTGTTCAAACAAAGAACCGTTGGCCGCTTCGCCCTGACCACGGCCGTGGCCGGGATTAGCTGTACCACCCTTGGGTCCCAGCGCGCCGGTGCGACCGGTGCGAAGCTCATCCAGATCTTCGGGGTCGTCGCGATAATCCATTTCGTTAACAAAGCTGCTAGCAAATGGCTCTAACTTCGCCAGCTTCATAAACTTTCGAACTTGCGCTTCATTCAGAAGACTCTTTTTGCTTGACATAATTTTTTTCTCCTACAACATATTGCAGTATGCTACTTTTAAATAGTATTTTCTTTCACTAATGTCTTTTTTAATTTGACCAAGGTAGCGTCCAAGATTTGTTTTATCCGTACGGTACTTACGTGATGTCGCTTTCCGATTTCCTCTAGCGTCATCGGGCCATGTTGCTGCAGAGCTACCAGCGTACAATTTAAATCTTCCTCATAATCTATATGAAGGCGGCAGCTTTGATTCTCACAAACCACCCTACTCAAATAACAGTCTCTCGCACAATCTTTCATAACTCTGGTAAATCCTCTTCTAATATATCAAAAATACTTTCAACTTCTTCCTCTGTTAGGGCCAAATCTTGCAGTATTTGTTGACCTCGCACTCGCAACTTCCGCGACCGAGAGGCCCTCCTCTTTGATTGAACCTTCTTGTTTGTTTTATAATCATCTAAAAACTCCATGAACAAGGGGCGTTGTTCTAGATAAGACTCCACGCAGTATCTAAAAAATTCGCTCTGTGTTTTAATTTGATCATAGTATAATCGTATCTTGAGATTCTCATGTAATTTAGAATTCAAAAAGAAGGTGAGTTTAGAGTGGGTCTCCGGGGTGTCAGTCATCGTCCTAAAATATGTGTGGAACTTTCGATGCGACCGGAAGTTGTTTGTCTAATAAAACGAGCCTTCTCATGTAGCTCTTTTAAGCTTCTCGCACCCGAGTAAGAGAATCCACTGCGAATACCTCGCTCCAAGTCAGCAAGAATGTCCCCGACGGGCCCTTTACATGGGACAGTTGTTGCAATCCCTTCCAAAGATGCTGTCTTTCCGCGCCATTCAATCTGAGCATCCTTGCTCGCCATCCCCCGATACGATTTAACCTTGCCACGGCGTGTATTAATTACGTCGCCAGGAGTTTCATCACTACCTGCAAGCAAAGAGCCAAGCATAACGAAGTCAGCCCCAGCCGCCAGAGCTTTGACAATATCTCCGGCAGTCCGGATGCCTCCGTCTGCGACAATTGGTACTTTCCGCCCTGCTTTCGCGCAATCCAATATCGTGTGCAGGCCCGGGACACCGTGGCCAGTCTGAATCCGAGTTGAACAAATAGAACCGCCGCCAATATTGCAGCGAACACTATCGGCTCCCCAATCGACCAAGTCATTGTAACCCTCCATGGTTGCAACGTTCCCCGCCATAATATGAATTTTGTTACCCAATACTATACGAAGCTTTCTTAACGCCTCCTTCATCAGTATATGATGACCGTGCGCTACATCGATACATAAGAGGGTAACACCCGTATTAACAAGCGCCGTTGCTCTCTCTAAATAGTCTCCCGAAGTGCCGATCGCCGCTCCCACCATAGCGTCTGCGGGCAGGCTCCCAACATGTTCGCACTGAGTGTCTATGGAATTATATCTGTGTATAATCCCTAAACCTCCGGCTGCATCCAGGCTCGCGGCCATTGGCGACGTCGTTATAGTATCCATAGGGCTGGCGATGATAGGAAGTTTAAACGGTACATCTCCTAGATATGATTCGAGGGAGATGGTGACTCGGCTCTTAATCTCAGAATATTGAGGGAGCAGTAACACATCATCGTAAGTTAAGGCTTCGTTAATCTCCATGGAGAACCTCACTCACACTCTGCCAGCAGTTGGGACACACTAAGCGCACCGTTTGCTTCTCTTGAAGGACTGTAACTTGCCAGGTTTTCACTGTCTCCGGAGTCCTTTCAAAAGCATCGTGGCATATACAGCATTCTTTGGGGTGCCTCATCATCAAGGAAGTCTGCGCTTCCAATTTCTTTTTGGCCTCTTTGCGCTCTTGCTTGCGCTTAGCTGTGTTCACCTTGCGGAGCTTCCTCATAATATTTCGTCAATAACTCCAAGCGCCATGGCCTCTTGGGCTGTCATCGCCCAGTCGATTTTATTCTCCAGCACTTCTTCTAGCTTCTCTTTGGAGATGCTGGTGCGAGCAAATGTAATCTCTTCAATCTTCTCTTGAAGGCGCTTCGTCTCTGCAAGGCTCTGTTCCATGTCCTTTACTTTACCATAAAAACCAGTGGACACCTGATGATAAAGAGGAGTGGAGTGTTTATATCCAAACCGTCGATGTCCTGATATTAAAATCATAAACCCACAGGACATTGCTGCGCCAGTTGCAATGGTGTGAAGCGGGGTTACACTGTGCTCCATCACCCCCAACAGCCCCATACACTGATAGACCGCACCTCCATATGAATCAATATAAATTTCAATGGGCTTCGGCTTATACACCAAATCATAAATAGGATACAATTTTTCTAAGTGACGATCATGATCATTAATTTGAATGATGGACTTAGTGAGATCGTTCATCGATTTTTGATTTACCTGAGCAGCCAAGTATAAGACTCTTTTTTGTGGGGACGGAATGTCCGAGATCTCGGCCACTCTATTTTCCTGTACTTCCTAGGGCTCCGTCGCCTCGTTCTGAAATAGTAATCGGGTACCACTCGTAGATATCGGGTGTTGAACTAGCAATAAAACGTGCATGCACGACCGGAACCACAACTCCTTGTGCAACCTTGTCTCCGGGCTCCAGATACTGTGTCTTGCTCCCAATGTTGTGGAGGTTCACAAAAACCTCTCCTTCGTATCCACTATCCACAACGCATGCACCCACCAGCAGCTGCCTCTTATGAGCAACGCCTGATTTATTCTTAATCTCAAGCATGTACCCGTGAGGGATTGCAAACTTGCAACCCGTGGGCACCAGAACACTCTGGCCGGGGTCAATCTTGAATAGCGTCTCGGACACCTCACTTGGTGTCCACCGCAAATCTAAACCTGCGTCGCTGGGGTTTTCTCTCACTGGCGGGTACGCGTTCCTCGGAACGACGTCGTCACCTCTTAACATATAATACTGTAATATCATCCTTTATAACTCCAAGTTGTAAGGTCATTCTCCTTGATACTTTCAAGCAAGCCCTTTACATTATCTTGCTGAATCTTAATAGTGGGGGAAGAACTATTGTTCTTGCCCTTGGGCCGTCCACCGAACATCGCCCTGATACCGTTGTTGGTTTCACAACGAAGGCGAACACCGAAATCAAATTCTTGACCTGCCCAGTCTTTAAAAATTACGGCCGCAGACTTCTTTCCAGGCTTCGGGAGCATAAACGCTTCCCGATGAAGGCCGTGCATATACTTGAAAAAAGGTAGAGCATTCGGAGAAAAGCCGTACAAATTATGGTTGATCACATCATTGATCATAATCAAATCAATTGTCTGGTAAGGCTTAACCACATGCGTGTCTAGGATGTCAATAATATCATCACTTTCTAGCAGCAATATCTTTTCAGTCAAAGCGGCAGTAACTGTGCGCGTGGCTGCAGCCTTCTCTTCTTTGTTGGGTTGCTTTCCGCGCTGAAAGGATTTACACAGCTCCCGCAGGTCTGCGAAACGAGGGTCGCGGCTACAAGGTGCAGTAGAATTTATCCAGTCGAATGATCCCGTATTGATATCTTCTTTCTTTTTAATGGAAAGACGCTTTGTTGCAGTCTTCGTCACCAATTCCAGGTCTGCCTTCTCTTTAGTGCCTCCCAGGTGATTGACTTCATAGTGCGCCCCATCCTGGAGGATCGGCACGAAGGCTTCTGCTAGAGGCCGATCTTTAATCAGACGCGTCCTTAATTCTTTTTCGTTCTTAACGCCTCCCGCGTGAGAGGAGCCATCTGTTTTAAAACCCATCTTAAATATTTCCTTCCGTTTTAATACGTCGTTTACAAATTGCTTTAACCTCTGGGTTAATGTCTATCATAATATATTCTCTTCCTAATTGTGTAGCTGCGACACCCGTGGTGCCGGCACCCGCCACTGGGTCTAGTATAACATCTCCGATGTCTGTTGTCATCTCAATTATTCTTCTTAGTAGGGCCACCGGCTTTTGGGTGGGGTACACCCTCTCCTCGGCTCCCATCGCAATAGAATGTAAATCATTCCACAAATCTGTGGACGGCTTCCCGAGCGATTCGTGCATATATATCTTCTTATATAAATTAGCTTTGTTGGTTTTAGGGAAATGAATTCTATCATCCGTGATCAAGAGTTTCATATCATCCTCCGATAACCTCCACCCATGGGCTGCATCATAGTCCACCCCATTATGAGTAACAGTATAGTAGCGATCGGGACGCTTAGCCTTGTCGGCTGCTTGTGTCTTGGTATAGGCAACATGACCTAACGCATAGTTACCGCGCGCATCTGTATTCTTATAAGAATTCTTGGCATAGTAATGATCAAGAGGCTGGTAGACCATATTAAATTTAGGCTTCGCGCTAGTGGAACACCAGAATATTACATCGGTGCATGCGCCCAGCTTAGATTTAGTGTTGTTCTTCGAGCGGGAACGCTGCCAGAAAATTGGCTGCACACGATCGAAATGTTTCTCGCACAAGAGGTGCGGAATAAACATATTAGCTGCGCCGATGTGAAAAAAGAAGGAGCCCTCTGCTGTAAGAACACGCTTGCATTCTTCTATCATAGGCTCGACCAAAGAAATATAATCATCCTGACTATCAAACTTATCGGGAAACCCTAGCTGATTGTCGGGGGTAAGATAATAATCCCGGTTGGTGTTAAAGGGAGGGTCAAAGTATACACAATCAACTGAATCAGACTTTAACTTTTTCAACTCCGTGCGGGCATCGCCAATAATAATATCTGTGCTCACTTCCCTTGTCCTCTGTATGACTTCCGATAGTTTTTGTTTCCTCCGTGGGGACCGGGGTGCCCAGTTTTGGTAAACTTACTGTGACCGATGCTTGTTTTCTTCTTATGCTTTTCGCGTACGCGCGAGTTATTCTTTTTAGCCATTGTGTATTCCTATCCTAACAGTCGTAAGTTTCTTCTAATAGATCGTGTGGAAAATCCCCACGCTGGATCAAAATCTAGTTTACCCATGTAGGGGCGGTTCAAGTGAATCCTATCCTTACCCTCTACTATACCCCAACACCTAAACTTTGTCAACACCGAATTTGAATCAATTACTGCAACAATCCAATAAGGTTTCCCATGCTTTGTTTTCTTTTTAATGACTTCGCGTGGAATAAACCACACGAGGCCCAACGCCGGGTCATAATCAGAAACGGGTGGCACATAATGTGATTCAAGTTTGGCTCTTACTGTCTCCGTCATGACCAAATGCATCGGAAAGATACCCGTCAACGTAGTAAGATTATCAATCTCTTCCTCGTTCGTAAAATCCCCCTCTTCTTTATAGGTTTCAATATTCTCCAAGAACTTCTTCTTGCTGTATACTCTATCCACAGCAACCGCAGACCAGAAGTGCTTGCGTCCTGTGAACCGGTCGTCCATCAGGTTGTTCAAGGCTCCCGAACGAACCAGCACATCCAGTGCCTTCTTGTTCAACTTGCTGTATACAATAGCATCATGGAATAAAAACTCCTCAATATCATTGAAGGGTCGGTTCGCCACAATTTGTTCAATGGCTGCATCTCCCAATCCCTTCAAACCTGCAAGAGGCTGCACCAGCTTTTTGTCATTAGCGGGATCAATCTCCCAGACGAACGACGACGTGTTAATGTCTGCCTCCACAATCTCAAACCCATTAGACTTTGCAATGTTAATGGCGCGCTCCTTGCGCTTCTCCGGTTCCTTATCAAGGAACGAAGCCATCCACTCCACTGGGTAGTAGTTGTAGAGCCACGCACACTGGAACGAGATTGCCGAGTAGGACACTGCATGCGACTTGTTAAAACCATACCCCGAGAAGTATTCAAACCTCTCCCACATATCCTCGGCCTCACTGTGGCGAATGCCTTTCTCTACGCACCCGTCAATGAACTTGGTGCGGAGGGCCTTCTTCACTCTGGCTTCTTTCCCCGTACCTTTCTTGGTAAGAACCTTTCGAAGGATGTTCCCCTCATCAAGAGAGATATTCTTCCCAAGTTTGTGAGCAAGAAGAGCAATCTGCTCTTGGAAGATAAGGAACCCGTACGTCTCCTTGGTTACATCCTTCACGTGCTCATTAATGTAATCGATGTCCCCGGCGTTTGCCTTGGCTTGAATGTACTGCTCGTGCACGTTGGCCGAGAGCGGCCCTGGTCGGTAGATCGAAGTGATGGCAGAGATATCAATCAAGGACTTCGGCTTTGCGTTCGCGCAGAATTCCTGTGCCCGCTGCTCTGTGAATTGAAAAATTCCCGCGAAATTACCCTTCTGGAATATGTTTCGATACACCTTTTGATCCTCAAAATCAATCACGTCCGGGTGAAGGAGCTCATTATAAAATGCTTTTACATCTTCAAAGGTCGGATCTGGGTTGTTCCCATGGCGCTTCAAGATGTGGCGAATTGCCCCCTCAATCATACGAAGGGTGGAAAGCCCCAGCAAATCAAACTTAATAAACCCGAGTGGCTCAAGATGCCGTACATGTTGCCCCTCGGCCCACGGTGCCTGCCGTACGCCGCCCGAACTGATGATCGGCATATGCTCGTTCAAGTCGTCCGCGATCAAAACACCGCCGGCATGACGGGAGCAGGAACGAACCTGTCCGACCAGGGCTTCAACGTGCGTCTTGATGTGTGGATACTTTATTAGGTACCCGCGCAAGGAGGGAGACAGTTCCATCACTTCTTGCCAAGTCGGAGCATATACTCCGGCCTTGATTCCGTGCTTCATCTTTGCAGCAGGGGTTGCCTCGGCAATCATCGAAGACGTTACCTTATTAACTTCTCCGAACTCTACTCCATAGAACTTTGAAATGTCCTTAATCAAAGACTTCAACTGAAGCGTGTTCCAGTTTGAAATTGGAATGACTGAGTTCTTACCCCAATCTTCCATCAGCATTTCCTTAAGTTCCATCGGCTCCGCTACATCATAATCAATGTCTGGGTAGTCCGTCGCATCCTTGCGCAGGAACCTCTCGAAGAGGAGTCCGTACTTGATGGGATCGATCTGTGTGATGCCCAAGACATATGCTACCAGCGAACCGGCTGCAGAACCTCGTCCTGGTCCGGTCAGTTGGACCTCGTTTGCCTTGTCGGAGATAGCCTTCATAGTCAAGAAGTATTTGCTAAACCCTCGTTCGTCAATAACATCAAGTTCTTGACGCAGGCGGTCTACATAGGTTTTGTCGGTGTGAAAATTGCGTTCCCGCAACCCCTCCAACGTGTACTTCACCAGCGCTTCGCTATCGGTGGAACCAGCTGGGACCACAAAGTCTGGAAGTTTAACTGTTGTATCAGGGACAAACTCCTCAATACGATTGAACGCAATATTGTGCGTCTCGGTGATCGAGTTCATTACAAGCTGGTCATCA